TCTGGCTGAATGCAGGCAGACAGAACAATAGTGAAAAAATAACAATTAATAGTTTCTTCATTGGTTATCAGATTTAGTATTAAATAATTGTGTCTTTCGACCTAAAATAACGAGTGCAATTCTGATTGCCCCGTCTATAATATCCTCATGAACGGTATCTGACAACACACTATCAATTGAGTTATCAATATCAATGTCAGGAGGCAGTTTAACATAATCCATCGCATAAGCAGTAAGTGTAACAGTACCATCAGTAATCAGCTCATGTTTACCGTCTCTATCGAGTCTCCACACCAAACCTGAGTAAGGCATTTTGTGTGGATTACCAATATTAGTAATGTACTCATCAAGAGTTACTGGCTTTACCCTAATACTGTTAGAACCATTAACTTGTTCTGAAACAGTGCGGATGTAGTCAGTTGGCAAAGTTACATACTTACCATTAGTATGATTAGTAGTATCATTAGTAAATGTAGTCGTCGAGTAGGGCTCAACTAAAACACCAAGTACTTTTCTAACTTCTTCATTTTTCTCAAAGAACCTAGCATACTCTTTAACCATCTTTAGTTGAGCTTCATTAAGAATACGTGATATTTCATTAGTTGTAAACGGTTCACCAAGTACGTCCAAAACATCACGTAGCTTAATATCAAACTCATATTTCATTTCTAAGGCTGTCATATCTGAGCATTAGTTTGTATTTCAGCCTGCGCTCTCTGAGCGTCAGTTGCCTTCATTGCTAACTGTACTGCTTTATCTACAATCTTCTCGTGCAGCCTTTCGTGTAATTCAATTGACGAATCAGTAGCCACATCTATTCTAGTTGGTGTCTTTATGAATAACAACTGGAATCCTGAAGAGGTACTAATAGTTGTGTAAGAGTCAATCAATATTACAAATGTATTATCTTGTCTAATTAGCTTGGGGCGAACAATGATTGGTTTATTAAAACTAGTCTGAACATATCTATCAGCAATAGTCTTAGGTATCAAATCACATTCAACCCACTCGGTGTTAACCAGGAACGGTTCTGTCCTTGCCAATTTAGCCCTGGAATTAGAGTGCCACCTAAAACTGGTATCACTCCCAGTTACTATCGTACCTAACTGGTACGCCTTACTTCCGTAATCCTCAATAGTACAAGCAACTACGTTGTAAGTAACCTTTTCCAATATCTCAGCCAAGTTAGCTACATCACCTGCAGCGTAAAGCTCATCAACAAGCAGATCCATCGCCTGATTCAGAAAACTAGAAATCTCCGAGTCTGTGTACCCAGGAGCTGCAAAGTTAGTAATAGCATCATACAGCTCAAGAAATTTAGTTTTAAGTTCACCAGTAGTCATTACTTACTTGCTTTTAGGTCTGCCAGGCTTTTTTACAGCACCAGTACTGGCACTAATAACAGCTTTTATTTTTAAGAATTCTTCTTGATTCTCCGGGGATCTCAGCATTTTGACAGTCTGATCCAAACTATTACCCAAGAACTTACCCTCTGGTGTAGCAAATTCACGTGTTGCGTAGTTCCTACTAATAGCTCCACAAGCAATTGCTTTGTGAATTAGGTACTTAGTATCATATTCTGGATCTTCAGAAATCTCTAGGAATCCTTTAATATCATTTTCAATTATTTCCTGAGCCTGTGCATACAAAGCATCTCTACTTGCTTCTGGTGAAGGCCTCTTTGACTTAGGTACCTGCAAACTGTAAATTGACAGGAAGTCAAATAACTTATCAACAGAACCACTTATCAGAGACAAATGCTTGTACGCCTTCTCATTCTTAGCCGCCTTAGTTACACGAGCCACATCCTCATGGTCTACGTCTACTAAGGCAAGCATATATTCTCCTCTATCTGTTCTCTCCTCCCATGAAGGTGCAATTTCCGGTTGAACCCGAAGTAGCCTTACCCTAAGGTTATCCATTGGGTCACTTAGGTCGAACTCTATTCCGTTCTTCATAAATGAATCAGTCTTAGTAATTTCAACCCTAAATGTATGCCAAAAATTATCCTCTTTCTTGTAGATATTTAAATCAACATCTAACTCTTTTTCAAAGAACTTCTGCTCTTCTCTACTTAACAATGGATACAAAGTATGTCTCGATCTACTCTTAGGTAGTACAAAACTCTTTTTTGTATCATCAAACATCCAGAATCCAATATGATCTGGGTCATCAATCATGCCACCTGGTCGAGGCGACGCTACTAATTTAACCTTCTTATCTTGTAAGAAGTTCGCTGTTTTTTCACTCATACTCCACGTATTTATTTAAATTTAAACTTCGTAGCAGGGGCCAGATTTGAACTGGCGATCTCCAGATTATGAGACTGGCGAGATGGGCCTCTTCTCTACCCTGCGGTTTTTAATTTTTTATTCCTATTATATCCATACTGTTCAGAACAATAAAGTTTCTTAGTCTTGTTTCGTGCCGTTCTTAGTCTGTACACATAGGGCTTTAGTTTGAACTGTTTATTACATTGATCACATAAAACATCAATCAAATCTACCTTATTTTTACCTTTGGCAGCGATTGAAAGTTTCGTTTTAGTTTCTTCTGAAACAACCCTACCTAAAGACCCTTCTCCTCCCTCTGTTGAATTGTACCCTTCGTTAAATGTATTATGATAAGCAATGTAAAATATTTCTAATTCCGAGAGTTGTTCTTTTAAACTAAGTAGATCGTCTATCAATGGAACTTTGCATAATATTTTAATCTCAAAATTCTCTATCCCGTTGTATTTGTTCAGAGCATTAAATAGTTTTCTTCCAATAGCATTCTTCTTTATTCTTCGGTAAACAGAGTATCTTTCTTTAAATACTACTGTCTGTCCTACGTAGGACTTTCCTGAAGGACTTGTAAGCATGTAAATGACTCCAAGTCCCTCAGTTTCGTCCAATATTTGTTGTATTTCAGTTAACAAGCAAACTTAATTAAGCTAGTAAAGAAGGTATAATACGCATTGTACGCATCGGATTCTTTACTCTAAGTCCGCCGATAAACATCTTGTGCACTTCGTACCCATCAACCGAACTAGCAGCCATTCCAGGAGTGCTTAGCTTGTTGTAAGGATCGAAAGGAGTACGCATACCAGGAATATACTTGTAAATCTCTTCGTCACCCTCAAGAGCAACCCGTTGGATATTAGGATCACCTCCAGCAGTACCAAAGTCCCAAAGGTTGTATTCCCTTGAACTAGCAAGGCCACCATCCGGGTGCATAACTTTATTACGTGCTGGGCCGTCCAGCATAGGATCAATCATGACTTCAAACTCAATACCATTGACAGAAACATATTTCATGAACTGCCCAGCATATGTCATCTTGTTGCCACTCATGCTAATTCTATCCTGGCTAAAGTTAGGAGCCCATCCTGAAGCCTTGTCTTGGACAGCTTTATGGAATTCGTAGGCACCATATTCACCAGTAGAAAGAACAAATCTACGTTGATCTTCTGGAAGTTTACCTACAGACAGCCCTAGAGCAATCTCGGTCATCCAGTCAATGTCAAACGTATTGTAGTAGAAGGTATTGGAAGGAGCAACCTGCTCGTACAATCCATAACCAGTCTTTAGTTCATACCCAGACTCACCAATGTTACCGAAGGTTCCATCAGGTAGCATATTAGCATTACCATAAAGCAACAGTCTTGCACGCTCTCTACGGAACTGAGTCAAGAAGTCCCAGTCAAGTTTACCCAACCAGGAAGTAATTTTCTTACCGTCCTGATCAACCCAAGCAAAAGCAAGAGGTTTATTCTTACCCTTACGGATCATATTACCAGGAACAGTATATTGCTTACGGATCATAGACAACCAGTTACGCATTCTGAACGGCGAGGTATGTGTGATTCCACCACCACGCTTAGACAGTGTCTGCTCAACCGGTGAATAGTCTTTTGACCAACGTGTTCCAGCTGCAAGCTCGTCAGACGGTACAAACAGAGTGTCGTCTCCAGTATTAAGCTGTACACAGTAAAATACACTGGTACCACGACTAATCGGATCGTCAACAACCATAAGTTTGTAAAGATCTGGCTTCTCGCCTACAATTATATCAGTCCTCTCGAACAGCCGCTCACCAAACTCCATCCAGAACGTACTACGTGCGATACCTGCACGAGTAGGAGTGGATGATAAATCTGATTCATAATAAGCAATAAGAGGAATGTTTTTCTCGTCTGCACCTTGGAGCAGCCAATCAAAAGGCACATCATCATTGATGTACATAACAGGAAATTGGTTTATGAAACTAACCACATCGTCTCCACCGAGGTTTACTTTGTAAATATGCTCGATTACCTCAGAGACTAGCTCTGGCTGTTGCATATAAAGAGCACCAAGGTGGTTGTCAGTAGTTAACCCGGACCAATCCTTAGGATCAAGTGTTTG